AAGATCCGAGGGGGTCAACCAGATCCTACCGGCAACACCTGGGCTGAGCTTGAGTTCAAGGGCTACAAGATGTCCTTCCGAGATGTCACTATCGATGAGATCAGTGCTCCAGAACAGGAGTGGGACGACGAACGAAGAGCACAGGAGGAATTGCAATGGGGCTGAAGTTGAACGACCCCATCTGGATATTGGGTCAGATCGAAGGCTACTTCGATCGATACATGGATGTCCGTGATCCATACGGGCGGGTCATGGTTGGGGTTCCCTCCCTTCGGGGAGGGGTTCCCGCAATCGTTCCACGTGAGTGGATCACCCCACGAGATGATTGGATGGCCAACCGTGGTAAGACGTGAGTATGTTGACGTCTGCCCTGCTTGCCACACTGTGTACCGAGGGTACAAGGAGGCGGCCGTGCAGAACCAAGCAGAGAACTGCGCAACCCGTTGTTCTCCCAAGGATGAATCTGGTGCACCATCTCTGGATGAGGCGCTGAAGAAAGCACGAGAGGAATTGGGTGACTGGTAATGGCCCGTGCAAGAAGGGCACGGAGCCCTGCGACGAAGAAACCCTCTGCGAAGACGCAGAACGACTCCTCAACTACGACTGGTCTATCGAGTTCTTCTACCAAGCCATGCAAAGGGTGTGGCTCTACGACCAGGAAGCTCACGGCACCAGGGCCACGATGCGCGACATGCCACAGAGACCGCCGTACTACCGTCCAGTTGGCCCGTAGACTGGCGTACGTGGCTAAGCAGTATGGTCTGACCCCAGAGCAGTACCAAGCCCTCTGGGACGCACAGGAGGGCAAGTGCTACATCTGTAAGAGGAACAAGGGCAACTGTGTAGACCACGATCACAAGTGCTGCCCCGGAAAGACCTCGTGCGGTAAGTGTGTTCGTGGATTGCTCTGCAATCCGTGCAACAAGGGTGTCCTTGGGCACTTGCGTGACAATGTGCAATCACTGATCAGGGCAATCACGTACCTGATGTTTCCCCCAGCCCACAAGGTGTTCGAAAAACTGAAGGAGAGTAACGATGAGTGACTACAAGCCGACCCAGCTCATGCTTGACTGGCACGCGGCCCTTCTGGAAGAGGGCCGCAAGCAGACGACCGGCACGTTGGGCAAGATGGAGAAGGATGGGACCGTGTCGAACTGTTGCCTCGGAGTTCTTTCCGAGGTTGCCGGGAACGTCGGCAAGCAGTGGTCCACGGGAGATCCTGACTTCCCGTTGTCTTCGACCCTGAAGTACGACGGGCCTAGCGCGAATGGTGATGTTTCCATGCCTTCGACGCACCTCATTGCGGAGGTGCTGGGCCTGAACGACAGCTTCACCTTCCCTGGTGATGTACAGGTGGGTGTCGATGTCTACGGCACCAAGGTGAACGCGGCCGACCTGAACGACGACTGGGGTTGGTCTTTCGAAGAGATCGCAGTCCAGTTGAAGACCGTGTACATCGATGGCACGGGTAACCCGATGGAATACACCATCGAAGAGTTGGACAGGAACGAGCGGTCGGACGATGACGACTGCGGATACTGAAAGGTAGAAATGACGAAGCAGTGCATTTTCGGCGGTGAATGTATCGATGGGTGCGAGGTTGGCACCGAGGTACAGGAAAACGACGAAGACTAGCAGGGCGAAACGCCGGGAGGCGTCCACGGGTTGGTCCCGTGCCGATGAGCCCAAGGGAGGTGAGCATGGATTGTCCCAAAGGCGGTGAGTGCCCCGATCCCGAGGCCTGTCTGCAAGGCGCACCGTGTGAAGTAGTTGTCTACTGGACCGACGTAATGAAGGAGCGGAAGAATGACGAACGCTGAAGGTACCGAGGCTCTGAACATCTTCTCCGCATGGTTCGAGGAAGACCACCCTGCGGGTTACTACACCCGTGGAGAGGGTTATAACCACAACTGGAAGCTGACCGTGGAAGATGGGGTTGGCATTCTCAGGGTTGTCATGGAAGACATGCACACCCTGGACTCCGAGGAGTTCGAGTGGACCCTGAACCTCCGATCGTAACCCTACTGCGGAAGTGGTTCCCGGACTGGGAACCACCCCGTGGTAACCGAACGTGGGTCCCGTGTCTCTGTCCTTTCCACGCGGAGACACGGGCTTCTGCTTCCATATCTCTTGAACTCAATGCTTTCACCTGTCACGGATGTGGCATGAAGGGTGGGATTGTCAATCTGATCATGCGAAAGGAGGGCCTGAAGTTTGCAGAAGCCCAGCAGTACGCAGCTAGCTTTCTTGATGGAAGCTACGTCCCGATACCACCACAGCCTAAGCGGAAGCAGGGCCGAAGAGTATTTGGAAAGCCGAGGACTGAAGGGGGAAGACCTCAGAAAGTTCCGGCTTGGCGTAGTAGATGACCCCATGCCTGGGCACGACATGTACAAGGGGTGGCTTGCCATTCCCTACATGAGGTGGAGTCCAGGACAGGGCTGGACCGTGATCACCATGCGCTTCAGGTGCTTGGAAGACCACGACCACGGACGTCATGGTAAGTACATGGCCCACCCCGGAAGTCAGATTCACATCTACAACACTCTGGCAGTGCTGGGAAGCAACGATGAGATTTGTATTTGTGAAGGGGAGATCGATGCTATCACGGCGTCTATCCACGGCTTGCCGTCCGTAGGTATTCCAGGTCGCGAGAACTGGAAGTCTCACTTCTACCGCATGTTCGTAGGGTACGAGAAGATTTACATCTTGGCCGATGGTGACCAAGCAGGTAAAGACTTTGCCTACGATGTAGTCAAGACCCTGCCCAAGGCACGGATCATCAATATGCCCGAAGGTGAAGACGTTAACTCAACGGCCAAGAAGTTTGGCGTGAACGCCATACTCAAGAGAATGGGGAAGCTGGATGCCGGAAGCGTCGCTTGAATCTCGTGTGTCCATCCAGTTTGACTGGGGCCAGGTGTTCCTGAGCGTTCCTGAGGCACGAGAGTTGCGAGAACAGTTGGACGATGTATTGCCACTCGAAGACGATGTGGTGCACAACAAGAGTGGGCACTTTGGTTTCGGACCACTCGACGATTACGAAGAGGAGCACGACTGTGAGTGACAACGAGGTTGCAGTTCGCAAGGCAGTAGAGATCGACATCAACTACGACACCTATGTCTTGTCCAACGATGAGGCTATCGAACTCATGGAGAACCTGGCAAAGGTTCTCGGGTTCAAGATCGTGGGTAACGCGTGAAGATCCTCACGGTAGATATCGAGACCGCCCCCAATGGTGGGTGGATCTGGGACCTGTGGAACCAGAACATTTCCCTTGCCCAACTCCGTGAGAACGTAAGGATTCTCTGCTTTGCTGCCAAGTGGTACGGAGAGGACAAGATCATGTTCTACTCCGAGTTCCACGACGGGGCAGACGCCATGATCAAGGCAGCATGGGACCTCCTGAACGAGGCTGATGCGGTTGTCACCTACAACGGTGACGCTTTCGACCTGAAGCACTTCAATCGAGAGTTCTTTGTGAGGGAGCTACCGCCTCCTGCCCCCTACGAGAGGATCGACCTCTACAAGGTCGTCAAGTCTCAGTTCAAGTTCGCTTCCAACAAGTTGGACCACGTGTCCGACCAGATCGAGATCGGCAACAAGGTCAAGCACGCGGGCTTTGGTCTCTGGATTCGTTGTATGAACAACGAGGCTTCCGCCTGGGAGGAGATGAAGACCTATAACGTAGGGGACGTGGACCTCACGGAGAAGCTGTACAAGCGGCTTGTTCCTTGGATCTCCAAGCATCCCAACATGGGTCTTTACGAAGACGACATCGAAGAGGACGTGTGCCCCAACTGCTCAAGCGTGAATCTCCAGCGTCGTGGCTTCCGTAAGGTTGGGCTCTCTGAGTTCCAGCAGTACCAGTGCCAGGATTGCTACGCTTGGTCGCGGAGTGGCAAGGCCACGAACCGTGTCGATCTCCGTCCCGCATAGAAACGAGAACACAATGAACTACGACGATATCCCGGAGGAATTCTACAGGGCCGTGGAACGAGCGGCCCGGAACACTGCGGAGAAGTGGCCCCTAGAAGAGTGGGAAGACCTAGGACAGGACGTATGGGTGCTTCTCTTGGAGAAGCCGAACACCTTGGATAAGTGCCTTGAGGCTGATAACCCAGCTCCAATGCTGTCGCGGATTGCTGGACAGATTGCGGCTGAGAATCAGTTGAAGAGGAACTTGTTCCAGGGCAAGAACCCCTACAACCCAACGCAAGTTCGTTCCATGCTTACGGCAGGGGTCCTGAAGGACTACAACGTGGTAACCGTAAGTGAGTCTCACGACCTATCCTATGGCATGATGGATCTGAAGAAAGCGAACGACGATTACTTCCGGATCGTTGTGGACAAATTCAAAAAGGATCAGGAGGTTGCCGACACGAAGAAGGTCACACGAGCTATCGACAAGCTCACGGATCTGATGAACATCACTGTTCTCAAGGCACCCAAGTACCACGATGGGCCTGGCGCTCGTAAGGCTATGTCTAACGAGAAAGCACAGTGGATCACACAGGTCCAGATGAATCATCTGGACGGTTGGAATGGCTGATCCCAAAGAAGACGAAGAAGAGCAGGAAGAAGCTCAACCTGTGGTTGCGACACAGGCTGAGTTGAACGAAAAGTACGGCTGGAACCGCTGACACGTAACTAACAAAGGATGAAACACATGGCTAACGCCAAGAAGGACCCGTTCGACACCCCTCCTTTTGATGTTGAGCCTGACCAGGATTCTGTGCCTGGTGGGGATGAGGCTCAGACCGATGTGTGGGGTGCTGGTGACGGTGCCAAGAACACGACCGTTGTTCTTCCTCCTCAGGAAGGCAAGGTAACGGTCACCCTCAAGGGTGGTATTGGGTACGGTGTTCCGTGGGTCGTGATCCACGCCAACGATGTGCCGGACGCGCTTGCGCAGATGTCCGACAAGGAGCTTCCTGCGCTGCTTGAGAAGGCTCAGAAGGCTACGGAGTTCTTCGCTAGCAAGGAAGTGAAGCCGACCCCTACGGAAACCCCTCAGGGGGGCTCTCAGACCCGATCTGGGCAGCCCGCTGCGTCGGGTGCCGGTCAGGGTGGTGCAACCCGGACGTGCAAGCACGGCCAGATGCTCCCTAAGTCTGGTGTGAGCCAGAAGACCGGTAAGGCCTGGAGCGGGTTCTTCTGCCCCACTCCTCGGGACGCCCCGGACCAGTGCAAGCCTCAGTTCGACTAAGTCACCTTGAAGGAGGGGTCTTCGGACCCCTCCTTTGCCTCCCGGAAGGAACGGAATGCAAACATGGACACTCCATGTTCAGGGTGACCCGGTCAAGATTCGTCGTGTTGAGTCTATCGAAGACCTGGAACTGTTTAAGGAATTTGTTCGGAAGAACCTCCGTGTCTTGGCGTTTGATACGGAGACCACAGGGCTCGATATTTACTCAAGAGGATACCGCCTTCGCCTAGTTCAGTTTGGAAACCAACATGAAGCATGGGTTATTCCCGTTGAACTAGGTGGAGAGTACATCACGGTCACCATTCAGACCCTTAGGGCTGTGGAGAAGTTGGTAGGGAAGAACCTTCCCTTCGACTTCAAGGTGATCGACAGGTGTTTGGGTGTCCCGATGGAAGAACTGTGGCCCAAGGCTATCGACATCGAGATCCAGGCCAAGCTCATCGATCCTCGTGCCCCTGAAAAGGGCGGGATTGGTGTGTCCTTGGAGGATCTGGTTCGTCATTACTTGGATAGGGATCTGGCAGACGATGTCAAGGGTCTCATGTCCAAGTTGGCCAAGGAGCACAAGACAACCAAGGCGAAAATCTTCGAGAAGATCAGCCTGGACCACCCGGAGTACAACATCTATGCGGGGATGGACACCATCTTCCCTGCACGCATTGTGGGGATGCAGTCTAAACTGATCCCCGCCTCTGCTGGTAAGCTCATGGCTTTCGAGCACGAGCTTGCCGAAGTGTGTTCGTACATGGATCGCGGGGGCTTCCTCCTTGATCTGGAATACACCCAAGGCCTGTCTCTTCACCTCCATGAGGAAGAGGAGAAGTACACACAGATCGCAGCGCGGTTTGGTTGCGAGAATGTGAACTCTACCGAACAGGTAGCAGAGGTTCTGCTCTACCGTGGTGTGAAACTGAAGGAACGTACCCCGACCGGCAAGATCCAGGTGTCCAAGACAATCCTGGATAAGCTGGTGAAAGAAGGGGACGAGTTTGCCAACGCAGTACAGCAAGCGAAGAAGGCTCGGAAGTGGCGTACCACGTGGGTTGATGGCTTCCTGAACAACATGGACGACGATGGTAGGTGCCATGCATCTATCAACACGCTTCAGGCTCGTACAGGTCGTATGTCGATCACAGGTATTCCGGCTCAGACGCTCCCTGCGTCTGACTTCACGATCCGCAAGTGCTTTGTGGCCGACGAGGGTCATTCGATCGTCTCCGTGGACTACAAGGGGCAGGAACTACGTGTTCTGGCAGCCCTGAGCGGTGACAAGACGATGATCCAAGCTTTTGCCAGTGATTCCAACCTGCACTTGATGACCGCGCAAGCTGCGTTTGGTGACCATGTCCTGAAGGACACCAAGGAGTACAAGGCTGGAAAGATTACCAACTTCGCTAGGGTCTTTGGTGGGGGTGCCAAGGTCGTTGCAGAACAGACCGGACTCACCTTCATGCAAGCCAAGCGGGTAGTAGAGGCATTCGACAAGCGGTATCCCGGAGTGACAAGCTACGCGGATAAGTTGTCTGCTATCGCCAAGCGGGATGGGTTCATTACCACCCACTTTGGTCGTAGACTCCCGGTTGATCCTGACCGGAGCTACAGTGCCTTGAACTACATGGTCCAGTCTAGCTCCAGGGACATCACGTGTCGTGGAATTCTGAGGGCTTACCGTGAGGGCTACGGTCCTTACATGAGACTCCCAATCCACGATGAACTACTCCTCTCGATGCCGACACCACGTGCGGAATGGGGAGCACAGCAGGTTGCACGACTCATGTCCGAGAAATTGGGTGTCGTCTTCATTGACACCGATGCTGAAGTTGGGCGTAGGTCGTGGGGAAGTTTGTACTCGGAAGACGTTGACTAATGGGAAGGCCCTTCGGGGCCTCCCTTAATAGAGGAGAAATACAGTGGATATCACCACCAAGGAACTGTTCGATCTGTACCTGGGCAAGTTCGAGGCCATCGGTATCGGCATCACGGATGCCCTGGACGACTTCACAGACGAGCTGGAAGATTTCCACCCTGGGTCTAAGAACCTTCACGGCATGACCATGATGCTCCGGGTTGCTCAGGTCCAGGCGTTGCAGACCATTGCTGTGGGCATTAAGGCCCTGATTGAGGAGGAGAACTAACATGGGATGGAACAGCCCCGACATTTACAACCAGCCGGAACACTTCGGAATCAAGCCGATCGGTGAGTTCGAATGGAGTCAGCCCGACTACTCCTTCGACTTCACGGTTGTGTGGCAGAGCACGGAAGACCCCAGCCTGTTCTACTGGGCGCGGGACTCGGGTTGTTCCTGCCCTTCTCCGTTCGAAAGCTACACCACCCTGGAAGGCGACGACTGGGACCCGGTGTACAAGGGAACCAAGCACGAGGCTATCGCAGCTTGTCTTGAGGCCTTGGAAGAGCTTCGTCCGAAGGAAGGTAACGAGAACTACTACGCGGGGGCTAACTTCCGCAACGCAGAACCCCAGATCCTTGAACTAGTCGGAAAGCTGGTGCAACTCTAATGGGACAGATCGAATACAGCACGAACAACTCGGGTGGGTCCTGGTGGCTCACGGACGAAGACTGGTACGCGCTGGAAGAGGCGGGCTGGACTGTCCAGTGGGAGAAGGACATCAAGGACAAGCTGTTCAAGGACAGCAATAGCCCAGACCGTTGGTTGGGTGCTCTTGCCACCAAGGCGACCTTCCCTGGTGATGACTTCGAAGAGGCTGTGCGTTCCTTCGAGAACGCTACGGACCAGCACGCAAACGACCAAGGCTGTGACTGCTGTGGACAACCCCACAGCTTCACCCGCATTGACGACAATGGGAACTGGAGCTGGTACTAGTGCCAAACGCACTTCATGAGGCCTGGGAACTCCTGGCAAACGTCTCCGAGGGGGACTGGTCTCTCCAGTCCCCCTCTTGGCAGGCGGATACCGAAGACTGGAGGAACCGCTACATGGGTTCCGAGAAGCACTCAGGAGAGGTTGGTTTCATCAAGTGGCCTTCTACTCCGCGCTGGCACAAGGGTCTGACCATCACGGAGAAGATCGATGGGACCAACGCGTGCATCCGAATCCTTGACGGGAAGGTCACGGCACAGTCTCGCAAGCGATTGATTCGTGTGGGCGACGACAACTTCGGTTTCGCTGCCTGGGTTGAGGAGAACAAGGATGAGCTGACCAAGCTGCTTGGTTATGGTGTTCACTTCGGTGAGTGGTTCGGTGAGGGAATCCAGAAGAACCCTCTGGGTATCGAAGGGAAGCGCTTCGCGCTGTTCTCTCCGTGGAAGTTCCAGGGCACCCAGAAGCTTGACATCGAAGAATCCGATCTTGTGGAGTTCGTTCCGGTCCTCTTCGAGGGTCAGGCCGACTTCATGACTATTCCCACTGTGCTCACGAACCTGGGACACTTTGGTAGTCGGGTTGCGGGAGCAGCACGGTATGTCCCTGAATCGTTTGATGGTCCGGTTGGCGACTTCACTGTTGCCAACAAGGCTGAGGGCATCATCGTGTGGCACCGTGAGACCCAGCAGAAGTACAAGATCCTGCTGGAGAATGACGCTATCCACAAGGGGCAGGTACCTCAGATTGACTTCGAGGGGTTGTCCAAGGAGCCCAGGGGATTCGCGTGAAGTTGGACGGGGAGGGGAGTCTGTTCTTCAGGCTCCCCCGCTCGGCTCGAATCCTGATGGATAGCTGGGCAGAAGCAACGATCGTGATGACCGAAGAGCAAGCCTGTGAACTCAGGGACGAACTGATTCGACACCTAGGAGACGCATGAACGTCAATGTAACCACCAGCGGAGGACGATCTCAGATCGCAGTAGGGAGCAGCAACGTGGTTCAGAGCATGTTGGGCACAGGAAACGTAACCGACGAGGATCTGAAGGGGTACATCGAGTTCCTTTACGAGGAAGAGACTGTCGATGTGGAGAACTCCACGGTTTGGGAAGCGGCTGAGTCGTTCTTTGGCCACGACCTGAACCAGGCACAGCTTGACCGGGTCTTCGCGCTTATGCGTGACGCCAAGGTTGAGGTGAACGTGAAGTGGTAGTCACCGAACGGGAAGAGATCGTGGTCTATTTCGAGAAACCACGACGCTGGCAGGGAGTTCTCAATCTCCCTGTCGGGTTTTCCGAGATGGAATACGACGAGCAAAATGAAATCATCCAGGCGTTGATGGACACGAGGCTGTTGCCTCCTGCCATTGACTACTGGGACTACGCGGGGAGTTAGATTGAAGAACATGAGACCTCTTGTTGCTGTTGTGGTTCTTTCTGCCATCCTTGCTGTGTCGCTGGTGTGGATGCACTAGTGCCATACAGTGACCAGGAGGGAAAGGACTACTCCCGGATGAAGATCCGGGATGCCAATCCAGTCTGGGTGTGGGACATCGGGCCGGGTGCGGGAACGTACTCGGACCTGATGTTCGATATGCACGCTTCCTACCGCACATGGACTGCGGTAGAAATCTGGGAGCCCTACGTCGAGAGGTTCAATCTCCGAGACAAGTACGATGAGGTAATCATCGGTAACGTCATGGACATCGAACTTCCCGACCACACCACAGAGGATGGTCTGGTAATCCTGGGGGATGTTCTCGAACACCTCATGGAAGATCAGGCTCGTGAGCTTATCGTTCGATGCAAGAACAGTTTCAGGTACATGCTGGTGTCCCTTCCTATCATCCATGCCCCTCAGGGCACGGTGTACGGTAATCCCTACGAGGCACATCTGAAGCACTGGACCTTTGACGAAATGCACGCTGCTATGGGGCACTGCGAGGCCTTGAAGGGTCACACCCTTGGCGTCTACTGGTGGGACAGGGAGATCAATGGCTAGGGGAAATCCGGTTGGTGATTTCAACACCTCCGGCCAAGGTAAGTGCTGGTTTTGTGGTGGCTATTTCCCGGAAGCGTGGCTAGCAAACCACGCGGCTGGGTGCGACAAGAATCCAGACAACCAGGAAGAAGAGAATGAGTAAGGTAAGCGCTTGTTAAGCTACATCCTGGGCATATCCGGGGCTGTCAGCTTCCTGCTGGTGCTGAAGAACAACGTTACAGGCCTGTGGTTGGGACTTGGGAACCAGTTCGTCTGGACTTTCTATGCTCTGACCACAGGCCAGTATGGTTTCCTCTTCAGCGTAGCCCTGTTCGGCCCTATCAACATGTATGGGCTTATCCAGCACTTCAAAAAGAAGGGGGATAGTAACGATGAGTGACGAACTAATGTTCGAGCGGTACGACGATAACACCGTGGTCATCAAAGGTCCCGTACCTCAGTTCACTAGAATGACGTGGGAATTCATCCAGGCTTCTGACCCCCAATATGTCAAGTTCCACGGGGAGCACGTTATCTTCCTGGACAAGGTCACCTATCGCATAACCGGGGTTGATGACACTGGTTGTGTACTCCTAGAGTTGTTGGAGGATGGTTTCAGTGACTCTCGATGATCTAGCAGACGAGATTGCCAAGTTGATGGCCCTCGCCAGGTGTGGGTGTTCTGTCTATATGGACGGTAAACACTTGCCAACCCAGAAGGAACGTGTGGAAGCTATGTACTTGGCCCACACCTTCTACCAGCACCACCCAGAATTGGAATTCACGTGATTAAGTGGATGTACGACTGCCCTGATTGCGGGGCGTTCAGGGGCACCGGTCCTTGTCCTAACGGCTGCGACGCGAAGAAGGACTGATATGCGATACTGGTATGACACCGAGTTCTACGAGGATGGCGAGAAGATCAACCTGATCTCCTTCGGTATCGTGGCCGAAGATGGTCGCGAACTATACTTGGAGAACGCCAACTTTAATTGGGGCATCGTCCCAGACGACCATTGGATCTGGGAGAACGTGTACCCGCACCTCACCCATCAGCGCACCCTGAAGAACCAGATGGCCAACAAGATTCGCAAGTTCATCACGATGGACGGTACGGAGTTCGACAATCAGCTCTGGGGCTACTACAGCTCGTACGATCATGTCGTTCTGGCCCAGCTCTTCGGGCGAATGGTTGACATGCCGGTCGGAGTTCCGTGGTACACCAACGATGTCAAGCAACTCATGGTGTCGATGGGTGTCAAGGAGCTACCACTTCAGGATGAGGTACACCACCACGCCTTGTCTGACGCGAGGTGGACCCGTAAGGCCTACATGTACTTGGCTGACATGTGGGCAAGCGAAAACGACTTCTAGGAGGAACCATGAATAAGGCTCTCAGCGCCTCTGTGGCGCTCGTACTAGCCCTGGGGATGGTAGCCTGTGGGGCTGCCCCCATCAGGGGCTCACAGCCCTTCTCAGGGCGTCCTGACACGGTGCTGGACAAGTTCCGCACCCCGGACAACCGGTCCGATGTCATTCTGTTCTGTCGGAACGGGGACTACTACGTCTACATGGACGGTTCCAGGTCTGGTTCGCTGAACCAGTACCGCAACGACGAAAGGTGTGTTGGCAAGTGAGTTGGACCTGTTTCATTTGTGGTGCTTCGATCACAACCGACAATGCTGTGCTGTTCTCCAAGCTGGTAGACGCACACCAGAGCAGGTGTAAAGATTGACCTGGACTTGTGTATGTGGCTACAGCGTGACCAACGATGACACCTCGGTTGTGTCCAAGGCAATGGATGCGCATGTAAGGACGTGCATCATGCTCCAGACCTAAGGATGGTGACATGAGCCCGTGGCCTCAACCCACTGAAGATGGGGCGATGTGTGGGATCTGTCTTTACTGGTTTCATATCGACCTGTTAGCAACCGATCCAGAAGACGGCCGGAAGGTGGATGTTTGTGTCGCCTGCTGGCAGTGGGAGCAAGAGGAAATGAAGAAGTGAGTGAGTGGATCTGTGACCGGTGCGGAGGACGCGATGCGGCCTCCTGCCCGGAGACCTGTACCGGAAGAGGGTGGGGAGAAAATGGGTGCCAACTGGTGCTACGTATGTGGTAAGTTCAAGGGATACGGAGGCTGCACGCATGGGTGACCCCGAGGACTTAACCGATGAACTGTTAGATCGACTGGAAGAGACTGTTGAACGACTCCTAGGAGAAGGACGATGACCGATCCCAACGGTAACGCACTGAGCGAGGAAGAGCAGCAAGCAATCCGAGACGCTATCGGTGACGAAGCAGCAGACAAGTACATCTGGAGTGAAGATGACTGACCCGAAGAAGGACGACAAGCAGGACGATGACGAAGATGACATCAAGGAAGGCGTCCAGTGGGGTTGGGCATGACCAATCCTGACGACGAGCGCTTACAGGAGTTCATCCGTGAACTCGACGAGCAGGTTCCTAGATACCCAGAGACAGACGAAGACGACTGATGTGTAGACACTGCGAGCAACGCTCCGCAGACGAAACCCTAGACCAGATATTCGATGAGCAGGAGGAAGCAAGTGGCGGGTAAGCACAGAGCAAACGGTGAGGGCGAGTTCTCCGATGAGGAGCTGGACAGGCTCTGGAAGGACATGGAAGATAACGCTGAGGAAGACCCCGAGGACGACTAATGACGATGCACCCCTGCCCCGGATGCAACGCATCTGGTATGCAAGGTGACTACGTCTGCTCAGATTGTGGTGGTGAACGGTACTTCTTCTCTCCGTACAGTGCACCACCAGACAACGGAGACGACGATGACGACGATTAGGAAGCAGGTGGGAGGAACACACTACAACTCCCACCGGTTCATGCCTTTCGACATCATCGACGAGTACGGCCTTGACTTCTATGAGGGCAACGCCGTGAAGTACCTCCTCCGCAAGAGGAAGGGTAGCGTCGAAGACCGAAAGGTAGACCTGGAGAAGGCCATCCACTACATAGAAGAGGTGATCAAACGCCTTGAGCAACCCGACCAGTGAAGGGGACCAGGAAGACGACCTGGACCTTAAGGACTATATCGACGTCCTGAACGGTGAGTTCTTCATCGAGTAGCACAAACAAGAAAAGCCCCCTCCCAATTTGGGAGGGGGCTCTTTTTGCGTTTCTAGGTTACTTCACTACCGATGGGCTCTGGGGAGCGCCAACATTCTTCAGGGCCAGACCCTTCAGCACGACCAGAACGGCACCACCAAGGCCAACCCCTAGGGCTGCCTTCCAGTCCGTCTCAATCACGTTGAAGAACTCCATACCCAAAACCGACAGTGCACCAGCACTGAAGCCCTGTACCGTCTCTTCGGCAAGGGCCTTCCAATAGGCTGCGGTCCACATAATTCCTACTTTCCTAGTTGGTCAGCAACAGGGCAACTGTGACACCCACAACCACCGGGAACACAAGGGCGGTCATAATTGCCCAAAATGCCTGCCTGGAGGCTGTTACCCTACTGAGTCGTTCAGCTTCGAACTTTACTTCCAACGCCGTCAAGTCGTTGCGCAGGTCTGCAATCTGGTGCGCATGGGTCGAAGATTCGACGTCGTGTCTGTTGATGTAGTCCCCGAGTTTGTCACCCAAGGACCTGATCTCGGTATACAGTTCTGTCATTCCGATGGAATGCACATTACCATCCTCCGTCATTAGGCCCTCCGGTTTATGTAGCACCCAGGTATTCAACCAGCATGAAACTATGCTGGTCCGTGGTGTTGGAGAACGTGGTCAGGTTACCGCCCGTGTTCTGGTTACACCAGAGTGAAATGTGGTCGGTCGTACCATTCACCAGGATGGTAGCCGTGGAGATGGACGACAAAGCCACAAAGCCGGACGAGTAGAGCTGCTTGTCCTGGTAGGTGGACGAACCAACCACCAGCGCATTGTTCTTTCGGAACTGGCCAAGGAACTGACCCGTACCAGCAGCCGGGAAGCAGATGCCGCCCGTGCATCGGTATCGACCAGCAACCGTAGGCGTGATCCGACTCGCGTTGGACACGTTGGAATGCCAGTTCAGTGGATCTACCACTTCGGCATCGAAGTTGATGGCCGTAGGGGTAAGACTGGCGATGGTTTGTACACCAAAGCTGGTCTGGTAAACATGGCAGTAGGCCTGGTTGCCTACAACCGCGTTCATTCGAGCATCAAGGTCCAGGATGTTGCTGACAACCTTGTTGTATTCGCTAGAAGAAGCTACCTGACCTGTTACGGCCGGTGCCATAGCTACGAAAGCCATTAGTAACCCCAAACGAGAGTGCTATCCCAAAGACCATACTGGGCGTCATCCCATAGGCCACCGGTTAGACGAGTCAACTGGACGGTAAGGACATCGATAAGACCGGTGTTCACGTCGAACGTCCGGTTGATGCCGTAAATCTGTGCTGCGAAGCGCTCACCCAGACCCGAACGATCTCGGATCTCGATGGTATCGCCACGCTGGAGGCGCGGATCACCTGGAATGGAGATCGTGTCTGCTACTGGAACAGGTTCAACGGTCTCACCCAACAAACGGGCCACCATGTTGTTATGGTTGTAGGCATCCGACACCCAGTTACCCGAGATGAGCAAGGAACGAGCCCCATACTTACCCACAGACGTCGTATTGGCCGACATTTCAGCCGTAGGAGGCCTAGCACCCGTGACGGTACCCCCGACATGCAAGGCGGGCTGTCCTTCGTCTGTGGCGAACCTAGCCGGTACGTCATAGCCATTACGCATCTTCAGAACCAGTCGGTTCTGTGGGTCGAATGAGGCCAGAACTTCCAGGCCACTGATGAGGTTGTCTGCTTCCTGCCACACGCCATTCAGGAGATACTGCGGCACGTAGCCGTGAGGCACGTCGTCGTTCCATACCGGGAACCCGTAGATGTTCGCAGGGTTCGTGGAGTAGTGGTAGACCGCCTCAGGAGAAGGAGTCTGAGTTTCCTGTGAGTCGAACACGAACGTTCGGCTCTCTCCGGGCTGGAGAATGAACTGATCAATACCATCGGCAACAAAGCTTGCCGCACCATAGGCCACCCTTGCGGTGCCCTCAACGGATACGACATTTCGTACCGAATCCAGGGAGTTGGTAAACCCTAGCGACGTCAGATCGTCTAGGTAGAAGTTCCTTACTGGGTTGTTACGTAGCATTTGCATACGTTCCATGTTCCAGAAGTTGAACTTACCATTCTCATCCCAAAATACCGAACCAAACTCAGCTTCGGCTACATCAGAAATCAAATTCCAAGCGTCCTGGGAACGAACCTGGGGGAAGAAGGAGTGCTTGACCAATCCCTTGTCCACCGTAGCCGCATACTTGGCCTGTCGGTTCCCCCACTGGGCCGTCTGGGTAGCAGCGTTGGTGCCACCAAAGTTGGTCGAAACCCAGTAGATGTCCTGAAGACCCTGTCGGCGAAGAACGTGAACGAAACCCTGGTAGGCGTCTGCCACGCCACCCCACGAGATGGGAGCACCAACAACCGTGTAGTCAGCCCCGGTCTGGTTAACCCCTGCCTTGATCCAGGCCTTCACGCCCGAAGCGTGGAAGGCTTCCCAGGCGATGTTTACACGAACGCCGTCGAGACCGGTTGGGATATTGATCTTAGCCGTAGTCTGAACCAGAGCCACACTTGGCTTCACAAACCTGGACCATACCTGTCCGGCACCCATCCATGCTTCCATGTAGTACCCATCACCGATGTTGATTTCCATGATGAGCTGGTCTGGTGCAGTCTTGTAGTAATCCTTGTTCCGCCCATTCGTGATGAGCGTGAATCCAAAGAACTGTGCCGCAATGGAGTTAACATAATCACGATCGGCTGCCCAGTAGTAGTTCGAGTGGCCTAGCGTGTCGTCCATCGTGTTGAACGCCAGTGGCTTGTTCGTGGGGATTGGAGAATCAGGATGTGGTAGCCCGATCTGGTCGTACATCTGCACGTTGTGCAGCGGAGTCTTTGGGAAATCCTGAGTGTTCCAGTTGTCTACAAGACCAACGTTCGGAACCCAAGAACCAGCCCCGGAAATCCATAGCTGAGTCTGGGTAGCCCTGTCGGTGGACGAAATACCGTTCTCAGCCTGCGTTGCAGGCCTGTAGGGGCTTGCAGAGGCGTCGGAAAGCTTCAAAGCGTGGTCGATAACCCACTGACCATCGGCATACTGGGACTCGACTACACCCAAACCCTGATGGAACTCGAATAGAGCCCAGGTTGGGAGCGTGATAGGCCTACGAAGCATCTCTACACGGTCTAGTGCCGTGATTTCTACTTCACCAGAGCCCCGGTCAGGGGAAATCTGTCGGATATTGCCGACGAACTGAGGATACCAGACGGTTCCGATGGCCGTCTTCATCCCGAGGTCGTACTTAATCTCCACACCGATGGTGTTCAACGGGTTGATAGGAGATCCAGCCCTGTATGGACTGAAAATAGCGTCCAAACCCAAACCGTTTCGCTGCCCAGACAGGGTTACCGTGAGCTGGACCGAAGAAGAGCCCTCGACCGTACTGAGTTCAGTAGGAAGAGAGCCCTTCAACGATCCATCCGTGTTGGCAGACTGCACATACGCAGACATGTCGGTCATAGCGTGGTTGTAGGAGCCGTTACGGTTCCAGTCGACTCGAAGACGAGCCGTGAACCTACGCTCAGGGCTGGTTACCGCTAGTGCGGCATCAGCACCGCCTTGTGTCTGCATTTTATGCCTCCAATAGGCCTAGGGTTGCGTTCATCAAAGGATACCTAGGCGAAGTCGCAGGCATCTGGTCGATCAATACCATAAGGTCTCCACCCCCCTGATCCCAAGCAGTGGCGGACGACCCTAGTTCTACCTGGGCGGCTGCAATACGCGTCTCCACGGTGGAAGCCGAGTACATCGCAAAGAATCCCAGGTACGCACCTGCTGGAGGAGTTCCAGTCAGGGGGAAGCGAGTCCATGTGTTGGTCACAGCAGCAGACCCACTTGTGGACGACAGATACACGTTGTACTTGTCGTACCAGTCGATGGCGGTTGTCATTGTGAACGACGAGTTACCCTTGAGGTAAACCGAAGCTGTAATGGCTTGGCCTGGAGTACATGTAAACTTCTTGTCCGCGTCCCAACGAGCTGTAGACGTGCCCACACGGTTGTACCACCGTACGGACTGCCAGCCTGGACCTGCGGCTGTTGGCCAATCGGCCACCCAATCTGCTGTACCCGCATCGAAATACAGAGCACGGTTTTGCATGGGTTCCATGTTGCACGAAGCAGCATAGATTGTTAGCTTGTTCTTACGTAGTGGGTTGATCAACCGGTGAGGACCCGGAATGTGACGGGTGTGAAGAGCCTGGAGCCAACGGTAGTCGGCTTCATCCAGGTAATCCATCGTGAGATCGATATTCGTCTTCACACCCGTGACGTCCATAGTCCTAGCACCGTTGAGACCCTGATGAACCCCACCGTAACGAACCTCGGTGATGTTGATCCCCGTTTCCGGGGTCACCAGTTCACGGAGGTCACCAGGGGGACCCAAGAGCCAGGAAACCATTAACGCCTCTCATTCCTACGGTTAGTACGGTTCACCAAGCGGGTTACGCCGTTGGCGTCTAGTTCAACAGACCAGCCTTCCAGGGCACTGGCCACCTTGTCACCGATAGAGCCGAAGCCCTCGGAAGACACAGCAGCTTCAATGTCCATAGCGTTCTGGGTCTGTCCCATGACGTCCTCAATCGCACGAAGCGCTGTAGGAGCACCCTGTTCCATACCCTTAGCCCAGTCTGTCATCAGGGCCTTACCCGAGTAGGTGGTGTATCCCGTTCCGGAGAACGGACCAACCTTGGCGGGAGAGAACGGGAAGAAGTCTCGTACGGCATTGACCACAGATGCGGCCTTGTCCTTGGCGGCCTGGATCATAGACCCAATACCGTCAATGAAGCCCTGGATCAGCCTTCGACCCGACTCCGAGAGAATCTTACCCGTGTCACCAAACGCACCCAGGATTCGAGCAGGCAAGCCCAGGAAGAACTCTACGGCCAACTTCAGCGCGCCTTCGATAACTCCGAGGAGAATATCCAGGGCACCCTTGGCCATTGTCTTCAGGCCTTCCCACATCTTGTCCCAGTCGCCTGTGATGAGACCCGTGAAGAACGTGATGACACCACCGATGAAGTCAAACGCACCCGCGATGATGTCCTTGATGGGGCCAATGACAGCGGTTACGATGTCCAAGAACGACTGGAATGCGGGGATCGTCTTGTCGATGATCCACGAAACAATGTCGATGAACGGTGGAATGAACTCGGTGAGCTTTTCGATCACGCCTACCAGTACCGGCACGAGTGCCTTTACTGCGTCAACCAGAAGCGGCAGAACTTCCTCTGCCAGCCTCAGGAAGTGCGGCATGAGCTGGATCAGGATGTCGATGATGGCCTGGAAGATCACGGCTGCCAGTTCGATCAGCGGTGGAATCAGCGGCATGAGGGCCGCAACCAACTGAACGATAAACTGGATAAGCGCGTCGATCAATGGCATCAAGACGACAAGAGCCTGCAACAGCGCAGCACCAACTACTTCGGCGAGTTGGGTGAATAGGCCCACCAGCGGTGCAATGAGAGGCTGGATAGCCGTCAAAGCCGCTAGCAGGATCGTACCCAGGATCTTCGCAACTACCTCCAGCAGAGGAGCCAGAGCCGTTAGGGCTCCGTCTACCAACTGGAAGAACACCTCAGCCAACTGGGTAAACGCGGGCATCAGGGCATCAATGATCGGAACCAGTGCCTTGAGTGCGTTGCCCAGGAGATTGAAGATCACCTCAGACAGAATCGTCAGAGCAGGCATAAGTGCTACCAGTGCGTCTCCGAAACCCTGTAGGAGATTGGAGATAGGTCCACCCAGGATGGTCATAGCCTGTAGGCCTGCACCAAAGAGCTGGGTAAACACGTTCAGCAGCGTGCCTGTAACCTCTGCCAATCCTTCGATCGCCTTGGCGAACGTCCCCGAAGCTACAGCAGAGTTGATCATCTGCTCAAATGAATTGGTGAATTCGTTGATGACATTGCCTAGCTCCCCGAAGAGCTTGGAGCCCTCGCTTGCAAGGGTCAGCAAGATCCGGGTGAACGATTCAATGCCGGGCTGGATCTGGGTAAAGAACTTGCCGGTGTTGGCGAGGAAGACCTCAATCTGTTCCATCCCCTTGGCAGACGTCACTACGTTCGTGAACCCCTGAGCAAGGGAGATAAGCCCTTCAGCGACCTGGTTAAGGCCCGTTTCCAGGACTGGGAAGATCGTGTTGAGCTGCTGGAAGACCGGAGTCAATCCCTTTTCGAACGTCGCAGACAGCGACGCCTTAAGCTTCTCGATGGAAGGTCCGAATACTTCGGCTGCCTTCTTGATACCGTCCATACCCAAAGCAACAGCCGCGAAGGCTGCTCCCAGCAGGAACAACAGCGAAGGCAAACCTGCTAGCAAGGTTGCGATCAAAGCAAGCGCAGGTGCCAACAGCACCAGAACAGCAACACCAATCAGGGCGAACCTACTCATGTGTGAGAAGCCCTCGCCTGCGGAGTTAGCAGAGCTGCCAATCTTGCTCAACTTCTTGGATAGGTCGCCATCCTGGTCGATATTGATCTTTACGTTCTTGTCCAGGGCGTCAAGCTTCTTCTTCAGAAGAGTTAGTTGCGCGGATGCCTTGGTCGTGTCGGCCGTAACCGGAATTTCGACCTTGAGATCCTTCTGAATCTTCTTTAGCTGAGCCTGTAGCTCCTGCTTAAACTTGGAGGTATCCGGTACAACCTTGACGGATACGCGACCAATGGTAGAGCCGCCAGGGCTGCTCATGTTTATCCTCCCTTAGCCTTCTTTGCGGCTAGCTGCCTACGGAACGGGTTGTTCTGGGCAGCATCCTTGTTGATCCGCTTAGGCCTAGGAGTCGGCTTCGGTGCCTTTGGCTTCCTCTTGGAGTTAGCCGCTGCTGTCACGTACGCCACCTGGTTAACGGAGTCGATGAGGTTGGCCATAAAGTATCTGTCCACGTCCCATCCCAAAAACTGGTCACCACCCCGAAGAACGGCAACGGTGCGAGACGCCAGGGGGAGTTGATTGATAAGCACAAGAATGGTAGACGGCTCGTATCCCGAACCGTCCCTCATTATGTCAACAAGGTTGAGACCGTACTCGTGCTGGAAATCTGCGAGGATAGCCTCACCAGCCTTGTCGATTAGGCGGGCGAGGGCGATGCTTCCCCCGCCGAAGTCACCTCTACCCACTTCTCCAGGAGCATCTGTACCCTGAGCAGATCGTGACCCAGAAGCGCGATGAGCTGAGGACCCTTGCCGTGGTCGGTTACCGTCGAGAGAACCGTCTCCATCCCGGCCAGAATCACCGACTCGTCTAGGTCGTTCTCGTCAACCGAGTCCAGCGTCTTGAGCTGTTCGGTAACCAGCGCACGCTCAGAAGCCGACAGACGGAGCACCTGACGGAGCACATAACGGTCGGAACCAGCGTGGAAGTAGAATGGGGCGTACTTGGACTCAATCGCGTTGTTGAGGTCATCAAGCGTGAAAACGTTGGACATGGCGAACCCTTCAAGTTTGTGTGGTTGGGGACCCAGAGAAAAAAGGGGAGCACGGCGGGTCCGCCAGGAACCGTGCTCCCCCTTACCGATTACGAGTGGTTAACTCCGGTGTCGGTAGACACCCATGCGAACAGCGGATCGGTCGAGTTCTTGAGGAACGTCGCACGAAGTGGCATGTACGCAAACTCATCGATAGCCAACTCCATTGCGTCCTCACGTCGGATAGCAACCTTCGGAGCCCATAGGGCAATGTTGGTCGTACCGTCAATGATGACGATCAGAATAGCCTTCTCGATTGGCGAGGTCGGGGCGGACTGAACCTCGAACACACCTTCCGTAGCGCCACCATCGGCGACGGAGTAGTACAGACCCAACACGGTGTCGTCAAACTGGTGCGCGTTGAAGGTCACGTAGTCGGTCGATACCTCGGTAACAACCTCTCGGAGAGAAGCGTTCTGCCAGGTACCCTTTACTTCGGTGTCACCACCATCAAAGCCGAACACCGGGAGTTCGTCACGGGCCGTGTGGCCAATGGAAACCCACGTCGCAAGACCGACAGCAGGGTTAAACGTGTCGATAGCTCCAGGGGTCGGACGAGCCGTACCGGTTGGAGCGAGGAGGATGTACCCCCTTGCCGGTGTAATTACGGCGACATCATTTTCTGCCATTCTGGCATACTCCTAATCTATTTTGCGGGACGTAGTCCCAACTGGATGAGGCCCTGAATACGCCAGGTGTCGTCGTAAGGGCTGTCAAACTGGGTAGGGCCAAACGTCTCGAAGTACGAGTGGATATACCCAGCAGGTGTGGTGGTCTGATTCAACCACGCCTCATACAGGATCTCACGGGCCTGGAGATACAGGTATTCTGTGTCTACCAACCCCACGTCTGTATAGGCGGTTAGTTCGATTACGGGCTTGTCAAGCCTCTGGGGGTCAACAGGTAGTCCTCCCAGACGTCGGACGTTGATAACCGGCCACTCACGGCCGTGGTCAACATCTGCCATCCAAGAACCTACAGTCACAGACGGGTCAAGCCTGTCACGTAGGAGAGGCAGAACTACGGACTGGATACGGGACATCTTTGGAACGATGACCGCCACGTTCTACCTCCTTAGAGAAGTCGGGAAAGGATGTACAGGCCGTGGACATACCCACCACGGTGGTTCATATGACCAAACTCCACACTCATAGGTGCGGAGCCTGTCATTGCAATCTCGTAGTCCAAGAAGCCATACTTGACGGACATGTTCTTCTTGATTTCGATCTTATGATCACCTGTGTTGTAATGCCCTGCCAAGGCTGCCTTTGCGATGTTACCCAGGCGATTGGCCTGGGATCGTACTTCGCTCTGGACCTCGGGTTGCTGTGAAATGATTTTGTTCATGGCCTTCTGGCCAATTAATCGCAGCGTCGGCATTAGTTACGCCTGATGATGTAGTCGGTATGTGCCGTGTTATTGGAGCCGTTGTACCTACGAGGCTTACCAATAACAGACCATCGCACACCAAGCCACTCAACTTGGGCCTGAGCCCCCAGGTCTTCTGTCCAGGAGCGAGGTAGCCTGAGACGATAAACCTGTTCGGACTCGAAACCTTCGTTGTCCTGTTCGGCACGCCTTGCGGACGTACCGGACTGCGCGGCTAGCTGCACTGCGGCGATGGTGGACACACCAACGTTGCCTGCGCGGGTAATCGTGTTTCCGTCTGCGTCGGTCGTTTCGACCTCTTGAAAGATGATTACGGTCTCTCGACCGGTATCTAGGAGACTCACGTAGGCCAACTCCCAACATCTTCCCACGGATAAGGAGGGAAGTTGTGTGTGTAGGGGCCGATGTAAGGACGGATGACATAAGCCCCCGCACGGACTCCCAAGAGAGCCCATTCGGATGCGAGAATATCGATACGTCCCGATGCAACCTTGACGCTGATCTGGTACGAGTAGTTTCCGTCTGTTTCAGCGGTATACCCATCTGGGTTTCGGATGAGACGCAGAATCGCTTCTGCCTCAACCATGATGACTACTTCGACATCCAGACTGCCGTCTGCCACGCGGGCATCCAGGTCTGGAATACGGCTACGGATCAGCAATTCCACGTCGTTGAGACGGGTCTGAACTACCGTGGTTTCCCCGGCTTCCAGTGGCCTACCGAGCCTGTCTACTACATCTTGAACACTCGCGTATGCCACCCGGACTCCTTAGAACGTGGTTGGCTTCAGCACGGAACGAATCAGTGCCATGAAACCGGTCTGTAGATCGGTGCGGGCAATAGCAGCCCAGCGCTTGTCGGTCGCCTCACGGGCGAACACCTGGTCTACCTTCTCACCAACCTGAATCGCTAGTTCCTTCAGCTCGTTGGTCAGATCGATCTCGTCCTGGGACAGATCGCGGTATCCAGTAATCGGTGCGGACTTAGTCATTGACAACCTTCTTGGGTCGGCCCGGCTTGCGCTTGGCAGGAACGGGCTCTGAGACGTCTTCTACGGGCATTGGTTCGTCTGGGATACGCTTCCACCCGAAGTAGGTAGAAAGTCGCACAGCGGCCGTTTCAGAGGCCTCTACGACGATCCCAGCGTCAGTCTTCATCAGTACCATGTACTAGCCTTTCAAGTTCGGAGACCCAATGGGCCAACTCTGGCTTGGGGTCTAGTTCTGCCGATCGCTTGCGGGCTAGCACTGAAGCTGCTTCCCACTCCTTTGGTTCCAGGAGACGTCGGATCTCGGATTCGTATTTGTCGATGTCGTCACGGTCCACGAAGAGACCGAACGGACCCTGGGACTCCTTGAGTCCGGGGGTGGGGTGTGCGATAACCGGGATACCAGAAGCCAGAGCTTCAACACCGGCCATGCCGTAAGACTCGTAAAACGATGGCATCAGGAGAATGCGGGTCTTGGACCACACATCGTCCTTCATGTTGCTGGTCTGCTTGACCAACTCGATGTTCTTCAAATGCTTTGGGGGATACATCTGCTCACCATGCGCGCCCTCAACAGCCAAGAACTCCACATCCGGCATACGCCGTGCCAACTCATAGAGAATCCCGGAGCCCTTGTGCACATTGAGGTTCACCAAGGTGACCTTGTTTCCTGGGGATGTCCGGTGTTGCCCTGCGAAGACGGGGGGATGCACAATAGTGTGCGCCATCCCCGGACGCTTCAACTTCTCCATAAGCCATTCCGTGTTGAAAACAACGAAGTCTGGTTCGATGTCCAGAGTTTGTTGAATACCGGACAGGTCATTATGGCAGATGAACACGAACGGAATCTCTCGCTTGGCAGCGATGTTCTTGGCCCGATACACATTGTCATGGTGGGAAATGATGACATCAGGCTTCCAGGACATGATGTCCTGTCGTGCGTAGATGATGTTGGTGACCAGAACGTCTACACCCTCATACTCGTAACGTGGTGGCGCTTCGGGCATGACGGTTGCGTAGACCTGGACTGTGTGCCCGGCTTCGATCAATTCCTTGACCATCGCATGGAGCATCGTTTCGGAGCCCGCATTGCGGTAAGGAACGTAGAAGTGGACGAATACGGCTACACGCATTGGCGGACTCCTGTGGTCGGGAAAGGGGGAGGCCCGAAGACCTCCCCCAACCCCTGTCGATTAGCTACCCGATGGGTTCGTGAACTTCACGAAGCCGTCCAGGTTACCCACGATCCAACCGAACGTTACTTCGATCAGCAGGGCAATCTGGTTGGTCTGCCACATGGAGATGCTGGATACACCATCCGTTAGCGTGGCCTGGTCCGAAATCTTGATACGGACCTCGTCAGCGAAGCCCCAACGAAGCTGCGAGAAGTCGCCACCGATGATCTGGGTCGTAGAGGCCGTAGCCGCGCCCAGGTCACCCTTGACAGCCTTACCGTACTCCGCAGGGAAGCCGAGGATGTTGCCTCGGGTCGCGTTGAAGTTGATCCCAGCCGGGTTCTGAAGGTTACCGTTGGCGTCGCGCTCCGCACCCTCACGGATGAGGCGTGCACGGAAGCGAGAGTCAACCGCCCAACCATCGAAGTCGGTCTCAGGGTCAATCATCTCGTAGCCCGCGATCAGCTCGTCGTAGAGATTGCCTGGGCCTGGAACGGTGTCCAGGTTGACCACGTTCGTGGTGTTGTTCAGAACGTTCGTGGAAGTGATACCCTGGAGGGCACCACCCGTGAGAGGCTGCTTACCGTGGAAGACCGCGAGGTCGATACCACGACCGATCGCCAGAGCCATGTCGGACTGGATCTTGCTGTAGAAACCCTGTGGGTTCGTACGAGCAAACTCCTCAGACACGGTGACAATCGTGGCCAGCTTGATCGGGCTGAAGGACTGGGTGTCCCACGCAACGCCCGACAGTGGCTTCAGACCACCCTCTCGGAGCGCGTTGGTCGTACCAGTACCTACCTGGCCAACCTCAGGACGCTTCGTCTGGACCGGGATTACGGTCTCACCGTACGAGACGGGGATTCGCTCACCCAGACGCAGGACAAGAGAGGTCTCCTGAGCCTGCTCAAAAATAGCCCCTACGATCTCCGGTGGGAGAAGGTCATCGGGGACGTACGCCAAACGACCCTGGTGGTTGTTGGTCGTATTCGGCGCGAGTTCGTTGATCATTGCCATTGTGGCATTCCTTACTTCTTGAGGTTAGTCTGGACCATGTCGGCAAACAGCTCAGCCGGGGTCTTAACGCCACTAGCGTTTCCACCCGCACCCTGGGACTTGTCGGTTGCACGCTGCCTTCCGGCAGGAGAACCAAACATGTCCTTGAGCTGAGTGGCATGGGCCTTCAGCTCGTCCTCGGTGCTGCCCTTGAGCAGGTCTGCAAATACAACGGCCTGTTCACCCGGAACTTCAGCCGCAATGGCAACCTTGAGCTTGGTCAGCCCGGTTACCGCATTGTCACGCTCCGCCGCAATGGCGGTCTTCTCGGAAGCCAGTGCCTTAAGCTGCTCGTCGTAGGCCTTGGAGGTCTCAGCCTTTGCTTCATCAGCGGCGGTCTGAGCCTTTAGGCGGTACTTAGCCGCTTCGGCGTTGGCATCGGAGATAGCCCGACGAGCCCAATCCGGTAGCGCATCAGTGTTCTGCGTGCCGGTGGTGGTCGTGGCGGACTGGTTATCGTCGGACATTATGACTCCTGGTCATGTTAGGTGAGATCGGCTCCAGGCCGACCTATTTGACTACTGCAAATTCTGAGGGGTCTACGTGGTTGTCTTCGATAGCACGACGGAATGCGTTAAGAGCATCCCGCCCGGAGAGGCCCTTGGTTACTTCCTTCCACGTCTTCTGTGCTTCCAGGTAATCGTCTCGACCCTGCCAATCATTGCGGTCAAAGACTGGGACTACCTTGCAGTCACAGTTGGGGTGGAACCTTGTCATCAGCTCGTTGAAAGCTTCAGTATCGCCTTCGTCCAGGATCTCAAGGGCTGTCGTATCGTCCGTGTTCAAACCGGCCGACTCTGCGGACTGGTAGACCGGACCTCGTGAGACCAGCATCAAGCAGAAACCACAGGTTTCGCGCCCGGTAGCTACCCGCGCCCAACCCACTGCGGAACTGTCACGATCGACAGCGTTACGGATGGTCCTGCGACCACCGTTCTCTACTTCCTTGACTGCCCTGAACCCAGCCTGGATCGCTTGACCCAGAGTAGTTTCGTTGAGCTGGAACGACTTCTTGGCTGGAAGCATAGCTTCGTAGAACCAGTCGTACTCATATCCTGCTAGATCAACGTCGAAACGCTCATCTTCGTCTGTGTGACGTTCCCGTTGGGTATCGTAGTACTCCCTTGCGAGCTGAGCACTTTCCCGACGAGCCTCATTGACAAGTGGGAAAATGCTCCGAACGATGTCCCCCCACACCTGCGACGTGAGGGGGATCAACAAAAAGGGAAGTAGTACCGCCAACACGACCCGCATTACACGGGCCGAAATGCTACGCTGCCTTCTGTGAAGTTCCGTTAGCAGCATTGGGGTCTACCTTTCCGATCTGCTCGTTGGCCTTCGCAGTGCCATCAAGCAGAAGTGCGTTCATCTGGGCTACGGGGTCGTCCTGGTCCCACACACGCATCTGCTTGCGCTGGACATCGGAGTAACCCATCTCGATACGTGCCTGCTCAACCGGAATGATTCCAGCCTGCTGAAGCTTGACAACGCCGTCAGACTTAGCCGCGAACGTTGGGGTGGAAGGATCACGCCATACCGATTCGAGTTGGTAAGCATCCTTGGGGATCTCACCGTCCATGACCAGCATTCCGAGACGCATGGCATCTTCCCAGGCCTGCCCGAACATACGGGCCTTGCGTTCGGTCTTCTTTACCAGTCGCGATTCGGCCGACTTGATGGCCTCAGCACTCGCCGGGTTCTCCGAGGAGAAGGAGAGATACTGTGGGGGCAAACCCGTGTACGAAGCTACCTGCTTGGCAAGCTCCTGAAGGGACTCGGTAAAGTTCCGCAGATCCGCAGCAGAAAATTGCATACCCTTGCCGTTCTCATTCTCGAACGCGAGGATACGAGCCATATAGGCTTCCATAGCAGCGCCGGGATTGTCAGGGTCGGTAGGTAGTTCGTCTCGATCGATACCAAAGAGCACACGCTGTGGGATGGCCATAAGCTCGGAGGCGGTCTGAAGGTTCATCATGATTCGGGAAGCAGCATCCGTTGCCGAACGAAGCTCCAGGGTGATCTCAGACTTGCCGTACGCCTCGGTGAGACGTTCCCGATTCAGGAGTTGGGTAGCAAGTACCCGTCCCAGATCGTGCTTAATGACTTCATCGACCTTCCACTGAGCGAAAGGACCACCACGGGCGAGGTATACCGTCCTGTCTGGCAGGAGCAGCGTCGCCATGTCTTCCTTGGGAATGGTGGGATGCTTGTAGAGCCTGAGCGCTTCGGTCAACTTCTTGGTTCGCTTGTCCTGCTTCGCAATGAAGTTGAAAGGGGACTCAACACGGATGATAGGGATATCCGGGTTGTCGTCGTCCTCACCAGGTGCGGCCACGGTGATATACGAAACACCGTGGATCATTGCCTCAAGGTGTCCTAGACCCGACTCGGCGTCCAGGAAGTTCGCCTGCCACCAAGAGCGGAGACGTTCGTCTACCTCTGCCTGGTCTGCGTTACGGAAGTCTTCCAGGTCCAGTCGCTCTTCAAGACTGTCCAGGTACATTCGAGGCCAACCAATAGCCGCCGTCATGTGGCGCAGCTCAGGGGGCGTACTCAACCCCAGGGTCTTGAGTCGATATTCCGACTCGTAGTAAGCCTGATTCTCCTTCAACTTGCCCTTGCGGCCGTTGAGTGCGTTGATCAGGTCGTCTACTTGCTTATCGTATTCGCTCACCTTAGGATTGCCACCCCCTTCTTCTTGTTGTTCTTACCCATCAGGAACTCCTGTCGTGCTCCAAAAGCGAGAACCGCACAGACCGCAGCGTCGATCTTGCGGGAGCTGTCTTTTGTCGCCTTGCTGATGGAGATTCCAAAGTTGTTTGGACGCCGGATGGCGTTCAATACGTGTCGTCGTAGCGCAACGTCTCCGTTGTGCACTAGTTCTCGTTCGATCACAGCATCCTGGAAGCGCTCGCAGTCGAGAGTGAACGCCTTGATGTTGGACCGCATGTCATACGCGATTGGGTGCTTGGCCGTGGCCTTGTGCTTGAGCTTCTTACCGTACTTGGCACCCCATGCATCGACATACGATTCGAATTCCTTGACGTCAGACCTGAAGGCCACCACATCGTACTGAGCGAACGCCCAGTCGACCGTGTTGTTCACGTCCTCACGAGGAACCTCACCACCATACTTCTCGGGATTCCAAATCTTGATCGGGAAGATAGCCGCGTCTTCGACTCGGCAAGCCACAAGGGCCGTCCAGTCGGAAGACTTACTTCCGTCGAAGCCCATCGTGATCCTGTCGCCCTTTTCCAGACGCCTAACGTCTACCGACATGCACTTGTCCCACTCACGAGGAGAGACCCAAGCGTCTTCGGCTGCGTTGATCTGGTTCAGGAACTTGCGTCGGGACTCTGTGACGTCTTCTCGGACGTCCAGGATGGATTCTACGATGATCTCGGTATCCAGCCAGTCAGCGTCACCCTTGCAGATTTCCAGACCCTCACGGAGCTTCTGAACGGCTGCCTCGTAGGCCTCGGGATCTTCGATGAGTTCCGCGATCTCGCCTACAGGCGTGTCGGCAGGTGCTTCGAGTGCGTCATACAGGAACTTAGTGTCAACAGCCTCACCGGAGTGAACCTGCTGCCAGGCGTCCCAGTCTCGTTCTGCGTCGGATTCCTCACCAGGACGATGAGCGTTGCAGATCGATAGCGAACGACACGAGGCGTAAGCACCCTTGGTCACGTTACCTCGGATGATGTTGGCCATCTCAAGACCCTGGTTGGATTCGATCCACCACTGGGTCTCGTTCTTGATCACGAAGGTAGGACGCTTGCCCTCAAGCGCCAGAGGCGAAGAGGTAACCGACTCGATCATTCCACCCGCACGCGAGTAGATAATGGTCTTGTGAACATCCAGGCCGAAATCTTCCTTCAACTGCTTGGACGCCATAGCCGGAAACAGGGTAAACGTGTTACGCGTCTGGTCCTGCGATACGGCTGCGATCTGAATCCAGGCTGAGGCCTTGGCCTTGCCTACGGGCTTACCCGTCTTGGGGTCCCAGTGGCTAAACTGGACAGGTCCGCAAAGCTCTGCAAGTGCCATAGCAGCGGCAAGGGGGTCCTTACCCCATCCCTTAAGCCTGCGTAGCAAGCCATTTCGATAGAGAAAGCGTCCCGTATTCTCATCAACTGCGTACCACCAGCATAGAAAGCGATACTGTTCGAACGTAACTACAAAATTCTCTCCCGCGTTAGGCCCGGAAGGCTGAATGACGTACTTCCACATCCAGTTGACAATTTCGTCGCCTAGCGTGAATTCAGGTAGGTAGAACCCACCCGACTCAAGAGTCTGCCAGGTGGGGCCTACAACGTGGGCCGGTGTGGGAGCAAGAGGTGGCGAACCCATTGTGCTCCTTAGTTGATCTGGCCTAGGTTCTTGACCTGCCAGTAGAATGGGAAGGTTGCGGACGCATACAGCGTCCCTGCGTTTGCTGACTTGTTTCCAAGCACGAACACCACATCCGAACCGTCCAGGTCCCCTGCTTCAACGACAAAACCTCGCGAAGAGGTAATAGTGTTGAACGGAGGCGGATACCAACCGGGGTCGCCTTCCACTGCTGGAGTAGAAGTACCCGTCGACATCCAACGTACGGCCGTAGACCCAACCCTTACCGCTGCGTCGAAGAACGACTGTGTATTGTCACCCTTCATGCCGTGGATAGAAATCTCCACCCAATCCCCTACAGCAGCGGGAATGGAGAGGACGAAATCGAGTGGCAGTCCGTTGGGTTGCCCCGGAAGGGCAAAAGATCCGCTCGTGTTTGGAAGCGGAGTCACGTTGCCGGATGTGATTCGCTCATACCTAACCTTGGGGCGTGCGGCTGCGATAGCCGCTGTCACCGCTGAAGTGTCTGCCTTAGTGGCCAGACCCGAGGTTAGCTGAGAAGTAGTAGCGTAAGAGCCTGACGGTTGCTTTCCGTCAAGCGCCGTGCTGAGTCCTGTGACATCCGAAATGGCGTGAGTGTGGACAATTCCTGCGTACCTTGCATCACCACGGGCGTTATTGTGGTATTGCGGATGGTCGTCATCAGATAGCCCTGTAAGAGAACCGTGATCAGTGACTCCTCCTCCACCGCCTCCAGGGACGAAGATGTTTCCGTACTGGTCTGGGAAGTGTCCATTCACGCTCCTCACGGGATCATAGAGATCCGGATCAGGAAGCAGCATCCCCACCGCGTCTGGCAGGTTTAGCGCTACACCATCAATAACTTCGATGACCTTGGTCACCCTGTACAGCTCTGAGAGCCGCACAGACACCTGATACAGGCCTTCGGGGAGGGTTTGGTTCAACTGACCGGCTGGGACGTCTACGACCATCTTGACGGGGATTACGACGCCGTCAGGGTCGTCTGGGATCTCAACCGATTCGAGGAGAAGGAACACGATGGTGCCAACAGCCAAGTCACCCTTGGGCGTGTACCACGTGCCGGTAACGGTCCCTGTGGGTACCGAGGCTGGAAGTGCCATGTGCTCACAACTTTCTATAGCATGTTCAATAAACGTGTCTGTTCAAATTTCCTGAACATACAGAAAAAATGAACACCGGTCAGGATGGGTGGGATCGAACCACCGGCCCCGCGCTTCCAAAGCGCTCACTCTACCTCTGAGCTACACCCTGATGATGGTTGTTTAAGGGACAACCCACAAACCCTTGAGCCGCTACTAGGACTTGAACCCAGAACCACCCGCTTACGAGGCGGGTGCTCTTCCATTTGAGCTACAACGGCAAAGCGGGGCCACGAGGGCTTGCACCTCGCACTGCGGTTTTGGAGACCGCTGTTTTGCTCACCTAAACTATGTCCCCTTGACTAGCACACGCAAAAGAACCGTCCGCAGTCTTTACACAAAAACACCATGCTGGTCGCCCTGGATTCGAACCAGGAACGCTGGGTTCAGAGCCCAGTGTGTTGCCGTTACACCAACAACCATTGGTCCGTGCACACTCTTACGCAGGCGTCCCCACTCGCGAATACACGGATTGTCATCCATCCAGGATTTGAACCTGGAACCTAGAGCTTAAGAGGCCCTTGCTCTACCCTTGAGCTAATGGACGGTCGCTCACCCAGGTTTCGAACCTGGTACTTCCTACTCATCAGGTAGGCACTCTGACCAATTGAGTTAGCGAGCGATAAAACTATCAACCATCGATCTGGCCATTGCCATGACAGGTCGGACATACGATCTCCGTCTGACTACCGTCTGACTCACGCTGGTACACCGTACTCGATCCACCCTTGCAGGTGTAGCAATCTATCTTAGCCACTTCACTCCTTGTACGTGGTCGGTAAGGACGGGACTCGAACCCGCTAAGACCGGCTTCACAAACCGGTGCCTCGGCCACTTCGGCATCCTTCCTGCTCCCACAACTGGACTCGAACCAGTAACCCGCGCCTTAACAGGACGCTGCTCTGCCATTGAGCTATACGGGATTAACGTGGCCGCTCGATACACCAAGTCACCGATGGTTGTCGGGTCATTAGCATCGCTGGACCAACGGGTAGTTCCTGCCACTTCGAGTTTACTACCAACTTAGACGTCGCTCCTGAGGGATTCGAACCCCCGCAAACCCAGGTTCGTAGCCTGGTGCTCTGTCCGGACTGAGCTAAGAAGCGATTTCTACACGGATACGATCGGCAATCCCGGACTTGAACTCTTCTACGTAGTCCATCCACTCTTGTGGCATGTTCTGCTGCCACATACCACGACTGGCTTCGATGAACCCCATATACAGGTCTTGGTACATCTTGGGCCATTCGTTGAACTCTTCCTTGCTTGCGATCATCGATCCTCCGTAAGTGGTTACCCGCCAGGGAATCGAACCCTGATCTCCTGGGTGTAGGCCAGGAACTCTTCCTTTGAGCTAGCAGGCAAAGCCGAAACGCTTGGATTTGAACCAAGAACCCGTGGCTTTTCACGCCACTGCTCTTCCAAGTTGAGCTACGTCCCGTTGATCCCAGTTCAAGGACTCGAACCTCGAACTCCCGAGTTACAGTCAGGCCGGTTGCCAATTACCATACAAACTGGGATAGTACCCCTCCCCAGATTCGAACTGGGAACCTTCCGGGTCTGAGCCGGACGCCTCTGCCAGGTTGGGCTAGAAGGGCAAATACCGCACCGTGGATTTGCACCACGACAACAGGAGCTTATGAGACTCCCTGCGCACTCCGCGCACGGTGTGTTACCCCGCTTTGATTCCCAGACGGGGGTCAACTGGGTGGGGTCATTAGACCCTCAAATCACTATGGCTATCGACGAGGGCAGGAGAACATGTGCTGTCCACCCTTGAGCCCGCAATCGGGGCATCCTTCGTCGCCTGGAACAAACTGGATATTACTCACCACGGCCTATTCGGGCAGGTTGGGCTGTGGTTGTCGCCTAGACCGCCACACCACCTGCACTTGGTAGTCGTCACTTGTTCTCGTTCTGTAGGTCCTTGATCACGTCACACCATGAGGCGTGTACCCCACCGCTGTTGTGACAGGTGTCGCAGCGTTCTACGCCGTCTTCATCCTTGTACCTCAACATGCGGGCTGATCTCTATCTGGGTTGCGGATACACCACGAGGCGTGATTACCTGCGGAGTGTCCACATTCCTTACACTTGGTGTCTGACACGTCTACTCCGTAGGACATTGGCCGCCGGTAGGGCAATCTTCAACCCTCGAACCACAGCCATCGCAAATTGTTGGAGCCATTACTTCTTTACCAAATCCACATCTACCTTGTCTACCAAGGCGTCTGCGAGCTTGTCTACGTCAACCACACCCGCCGAAACACCCTTGATCAGGTCTTCCAGCTTCGTGAGTCGGGCTTCAAGCTCGGTAATTACCTGGCCCGTGGACTTACCGTTGGTTAGGTAAGGCAGGCTCAGGTCAGTACGGATATCCACAACCGCTTCGTAGAGATACTTGATGACGTTACCCGTCGACACACCGTTCGCGAGGAAGGGAATCGTCAGGTCGTTCCGTAGGTCTACGAGCGAATCATAGATGTACTGCTGCTGAGTATCGGTTAGCGCCATGAAAGGGCCTCCTGAGGTAGCGTTTCGGGCCTCCGCACGGAAGGCGTTCATGTCGATCATCTGTCCGGACCTGAAGCCGGGGTCCCACTTGCCTTCGTAACCCCTGCCGTTGACTTCACCATGTCCGCGAACAACGTTGATATCCCCGTTGGCAAACAGATCGGCCACCGTCTTGGCGAAGACCTTGGCAGTGGAGTACTGCGCAGCCGTCATCGGCGAGACACCGGGGTAAACAATTTCAAGACCAACCGTGTAGTAATTCCGGTTGGAAGCGTAAGGACTCAAAGGTCCCTGGTTCGGACCAAAACCACCCCCCGCGTGCCATGCGACACCAGAAGCGAGGACCGTCAACGAACCATCGGCATTGCCCGCGAAGTTGGCAAGTGCCTGCCCGTACGCCCAATCCTGAGTGGACGACACAAGGCCTGCGTAGGCCGAACCATAGTTGGAACCGGTGTGGTGGATAATGGCTCCCCGGATGTCGATCTGGGGCTTACCCTCGTTACCACGGCCGTTCCAGCCCGACCATTCGTATACTGTGACACCACGCGCTCTCAGCGCGTTGACAAGGTCTGCAACGTCACTCATATGAACCCCTTAGGGAATCTAGGACTAGGCTGTCCTGGCGTTTAACTCCAGCGGTATAGCCTAGATTGGGTTTGGAACCAACTCCGGAGGGAGTCAGCGGAGGAGAGGTACGCCACTCAACCTCCGGAGTCAGAACTCTTAGGATACCTTGCTGGCACGTTCCTTGAAGTAAGCAGCAATATCGGTGATCTCAGCTTCCTGACCATCACGCTCAACTTCGATCCTCACACGCCTACGGTCGCCTTCGGTGACCAACAGGTTGGACAGCGCGGAGTTGATAGCCGCAAACATGACCGCCGAAGGCTTCTCGCCTTGGCGCATAAGCTTGTTGATGAAGTACATCACGTACCGGGCGTATTCCCAGTCGGATGGTTCATAATACTTGGCTTGTGCCGACTCCTTCAGGGAGTCGTAGAAGTTCACTACCATTGGATGTGGGTCATCCAGAGCTAGTGGTGGTGCAATAACCAGTCCGGCTGCTACTAGCTTCTCGATCGGAATGACTTCGGCATTCCGACGAACCCTCTCGTCGCTTCGCTTCGGTACTGGACCGGTAATCCCTGCCATTACTCCTCCTGGGAGCTAACGGGCCTTCCTGAGGCCCGGATGTTGTTCTCTTGGTCGTTTGGTCAACCTCTTCCTTCGGAGACGTTCTCTCAAGCCCTCTTGAGAGGACTTGATGGAGTGACAAGCAGAGCAAACTGCTTGGAGGTTGGTAAGACTATGGTCATCTCCTGGACGGATATGGTCTACCTCGGTTGCTCTGAGGGAGCAACCTTCGTATCGGAGTTGACATATACGACCATCCCTTGAGAGGATGGTCTTGCGAAGAACTCCCCAGTTAGAAGGGAGTTCCCCGACTCGGTTGGAGCTGTTCCAACCCATACTAACCCCTAACTGTTTATCAGGTTTTGGGAACGGTCGTGGACGACCCACTGACCGCCCCATCTTCCCGATGGGGCTAGGAGAAGGAACTCGGAGAGTTTCTTCCCTTTGGGACCTCCTCCTTTAACCCGGAGGTCTTCAAAAAATTTTACCAAGACGCCTTTGAGGGCGTCTACCGAACGATGAGTGAGGTAGTGCCCCCCTTACCCCCCAGATCAGGGGTTTTGGTGGTTTTTCCCTCTCTCACCCTGTATATACCTGCCGCAGACACGTGTTTTGACACAACTGTGACGAGGCTCACACATGTAACTGTGCGTGAAATATATACTTGCACGTGCAACTATGTGCCTGTTTACGCTCTGACCAGCACTTTTGGCCTCAGCAACCCGTACGGGACCAGGGTGGCGCT